CCTCACCCCCAGCCCCTCTCCGAAGGGGAGAGGGGAGTGAATAGCCTTGCCGCGCACATGGGATTAACAATATAAATAAAGGAGTTATGGGAAAGATACTGTACGAAATACTTCACAATGAGCAGGACAAGGCAATGACATCTGCCGAACTGAAGGAATACCTGGAAAAGATAATTGCCGACCTGCCGGAGCAGGAGGTAAACATAAGCGTCGATATTACGCTTTGTTCAGATAGTGGAATGAGCCGTATGATACGGGGATTTCCTGCGTTTAGTGACACATCAGAACGAATTCAACAATTTTTAAATAAGAAGAATATGAACAACAAGCGAATTTACATCAGCGGTGCCATAGCGCACCACGACATCAACGAGCGCAAGGCTGCATTCGCAGCGGCTGCCCATAAGTTGAGAGAGGAAGGTTTTACTCCGGTTAACCCCTTCGACAACGGACTGCCTGATAGTGAAGATTGGCGACGCCACATGCGCGTAGATATCGGCATGTTGCTGCAATGCGGCCGCATATACATGTTGCGCGGATGGGAGTTAAGCAAGGGTGCGAAACTGGAACTTGACGTGGCCAGCTCGTGCGGAATAGAGGTTATGTTCGAAACGCACGAACCATGATACACAAGGGAGATAAGTTCAAGGTGCATTGGGTTGAGCATGAAACGAACTACGTTGACAGGCTCTACGAGGTGGTGTCCGTCAAGGATGGCTGCCACTGCCCCCGCCCATCATGGCTTACAGGGCTTCCTGAAACGCCCAGGGCGGCGCACTGCCACATTTCGGCACGACTGGTGCGTTCGCCCTTGGCGACGGAGGACAATGGGCTGCATTGGTTCAACGACATCGACCCGCAGACACTCCATAGCATAACCAGTCCCGACTTTTGGCTGGAGATTGTCCGGCAGCCAGGGGACCAATTAAGTTTATTCTAAAAATCAAGACAATGAAACAGTATATCGAGAGAATGAAAGTGCGGATGCAAGAATGGCTTGAGGGCCGCGCCCGCCACATGGAGGCGCGCCGCGTGAAACGGATAGACCGTGAGGCGCGCAATACCATACAGTTGATGGAACATAACGGCCTGATGTACGTGGGCGTTAACGGCGTGCCGCTCTTCGCGGCCGGCGACTTGACGGAAGGCGTGGTCGAGAGCGTGGCGCAGGCGCGCAAGGCCTATGCTGACTGGATGGAAGAGCAGGCGTGGCGGTAGCCGCTAATTAAGGAGGACGAGCCTATGCCACCCGAGTATAACTATCGAAAGTTTTATGCGTTGCTCGCTCGCATGCCCTACGCGGACAAGGAGACGCTCGTGTACCAGTACACCAAGGGGCGCACCGAGCATCTGCGCCAGATGCATCCCGAGGAATACCGCATGATGCTGCGCGACATGAAACGCGTTGTAGACGATGACGAAGCGTCGCGCGAGCTGAAAAAGCGGCGCAGCGCGGTGCTCAAGCTCATGCAGCAGCTGGGCATAGACACTACCCGCTGGCCCAACGTCGATGCCTTCTGCACGGATGCACGCATCGCCAGCAAGGTGTTCCGCAGGCTGTCGATGAACGAGCTGGAGGCGTTAGTGCCTAGGTTGCGGTCGATATTGAACAAGGGCGGGCTTAAGAACTCTTCCACGCCCATGCCGCCACAGCCTGCCAAGCTGAAAGTGAAATACAATTTTATAATGAACAAAAACAACAACAAAGATGAAAAAGGAAATGCTTGAGGGCCTTTCGCCCGAGGAGAAGAAGGAATTGCTGGCCACGCTGCAGAACGAGGCCAATGAGGAGAAGAACAACCGCCGACAAGCCTATGAGGACTTGCGCGCGAAGTTTGCACAAGACGTGCAAGCGCGGTTGAATGACGTGGTGACGGCTGTTACCGAGTTCCGCGAATGGCTGGAAAACGAGAGCCGCGCCTTCCGCGACGTGATGGCCGAGTATGGCCAACTGCGCAGTGAGAGCCAAGGCGGCTTCACCATGACGGTGGGCGAGTTCCGCCTGACGGTAGCCGCCAACAAGGTGAAGGGTTTTGACGAGCGCGCCGATATGGCTGCCGAACGGTTGGTGGACTATCTCAAGCGTTATGTGCAGCGTACGGAGAAGGGTACGGACGATCCCATGTACCAGCTGGCTATGACGCTATTGGAGCGCAACAAGAGCGGCGACCTCGACTACAAGAGTATTTCGAAGTTGTACGACCTCGAGACACGCTTCGATGCCGAATATGCCGAGATCATGCAATTGTTCAAGGAAAGCAATGTTATTCAGCGCAACGCGCAGAACTTCTACTTCCACCGGCGCGACGAGGTGGGCGTTTGGCGCAAGATTGAGCCTAGCTTCTGCCGAATGTAACTGCATTGTAACTTGAATGTAAAAAAGTCCCCGCAACGCTTGTTGTTACGGGGACTTTTCATTAATTTTGCATATTATTGTTAACGCGCACAACGATTATGGCAAGAGGGAGAAACAAGGAACTTATAAACGAGCGGGACCGAAGACTATTCGAGCGGTTCTACTATTGGAGCGAAGTCCGCCGGCTTCGTTTCGACGACACCATTGCGAAACTCTCTAACGAGGAGTTCTTCCTGGCCGAGGCTACAACGCTGCGCATCGTGCGCCGCATGCTGATGGATGGGGCGACCGTAGACGGGAAGGCCGTGGAGAAGAGCCGACGACAGGGGTTCAGGTCTTCAACCGCACGGAGAGAGCCGTGCGGCCAACTGTCCTTGTTTCCCGAGTAGCCTCCGAGAGGGCGCAGGTGTAAGTTTCCTCGTACACCTTGATGCCGTGGTTGAACGTAAAGAACCGCGAGCGGGTGCGTATCAACGCCCCCTCGCCCGATGGCCGAAAGCCCTGCAACAGCGCGTGCAGGGCTTTTCTTTTTTCTTCGCGCTGCATAATCTTGTCTACGGTATGGCTGCCAGCGTGAGTGTCGTCGTAACAGTCGAGTATAAGGCGCACGCGTACCTCGCAGGTTCCGCGCTGCGCGATGTCACCCGTGTCTGTCCATTCCGTGCCGGGCATGTCGATGAGCACGGCGGGGAAAGTGAGCGGATACATGTCCAGCTGTTCGTTGTCGAGTGCCTCCAGCTGTCCGTAGTCTTCGTCCACTGTGCGCGCCCAAGGCAGGGCGCGCGATATGTGGTCAATCATGTTAACGAGAATCGATTCCATTTCCTATTTCTATTAGTGTGTTTAGTATCATCTTGCGTATCTTAACATTGAGCTCATGACTCGTACCGATGAACTGACGGCGCGGGATGTGTATGGCCGTCTTGCGCGTTAGGGCCATTGCGCGCCACGCCTGCGCCATCGGCGGCAGCTCCTTGGGCATTTTCTCACCTTTCTTAACCTTGGCCAGCGAATACACCATGTGCCAAGCATAGCGGCGCATCTTGGGCGTGATGCCGATGTTTCCACCCTCGTTGTGGATGGCGGCATAGGGCCGCGGGTTGGTAACCATTACTGCGCCGGGCATGGCCACGGCATCTATGCTGCGCATCAGGTTGTCGGTGGCCGAGGTCAGCGGCTTGTATGGCGAGCCCGCCTCCTGTCGCCTTGTCTTCTTCCAAGGGTGCAGCCCGCCGTTGGTGAACCCGCCGTCGCGAAAATTCTGTCGAAAGTGGTTCTTGGCTAGAACCGCCGCCTTGCGGGGTATGTCGGAGCGCATGGCCAGCTCCACCTGCTGTGGGGCGCGGGTGATGATGTCGGCTATTTGTTTGGCGTCCATTATTTTTCTTGTTATTTTTTTTGGTGGTAACGAATAAAGTTGTATCTTTGCAACAGCCCATTAGGGTTAGCATGTGCTACGGCACGTTGCATCGCGGGAGAGCTTCGGTTCTCCCGTAGTTATTTATCGTTGGTATAGAAAGTTCTATCTTTATAGAATAACCTTGTTTTCCCCTTCTCATAGATCCATACTTCTTGCACTTCTTGCCCTGGAAGTTTTATTCTTGCCATCACTTGTTTTCTTATAAAACGGTCTGAACAACCCTTTGTGTTGTTGATGACTACACGGGGAGATTGTTCAAGGCCATGAGATAACATTCTTCCCACTTTCTTCTTACTCCACGGTCTGACAAAGCTTTCGTATTCATAAAAGACACCATCTACACGGAAGTCAGGGCACTTGCGTTCATACTTTGTGCCGATGAGTAACCCATATATCTGCTTGTATTCTTCCGACTTGAAATGTACAGACGGCGTTATTTCCACCTTGTGACCATCTTTAGCGAAAGATTGGGCAACTTCAACGATGTCGTGGTAGTCGGTCTTTTGCTTGTCCACCAGTTCATGAATAGATAGTGTGCCGCCATTCTTATATTTGTTTTTCAATATAAAACCGTTGCTGCCGGGCAGCTTCCCATCAATGTACGGACAATTAAAGCAATCTTTCTTATGCGCCACGAACACGGCCCGAATGCGGTTCTTAACCCCTCGGGGCTTGTAGAATGGGCATTGGGCGCACTTTTCTGGAAAGTACGGGTGCGTGTCGTTTATCAGGTGCCCATCACGGCCAGGGTTGTTGTCCAATCCGCGCTGTGATTGCGGTGTGGGCATGTCCTCCACCACGTCGGCAGGCGTGGCGGGGTCGTCCGTAGCTTCAAGCATGCACTTGCAGTTCCAGCGGTCCTGCGGATGGTGTTTCTCCCAAAAGGGATGCTCGATTGGCAAGGTGAGTTTCTTTTCCCAATATGAGCGGTGCGAGGCCTCGGCATCGGGCGACGTTGTGGGCATCCAACGGAGGTTGGGGAATATGTCCTTGTTCTCAACAAACTCCTGCCAGTCGGCCGCGGCGTGCGCGCGCAGCACGGCCGTATTATATTCGGTGCGCAGCCACGCGCCCGTATGGTGCGAGGCAATCGTCCGAACGTCGTTCGACCATTGTTCGAATGGTTTAATATTGCCGTTCGAATCCCGCAGTTTGTCGGCCATCGCCTTGCCCATAGCGTGCACCTTGAACGCTGCGAACACTTCGTTGCCGTGGCGCATGGCATCAAGGAATCGGTCGTTGTGTCGCGGTTGGTATTCGCCGCGTGCCAGGCCCTCGGCTGCCGCCTCGTTCATGGTGCGCTGCAGCGCGCGCCACATCTTCGGCTCGATTTCGTCGGACGTGTCGAACCCCTCGTAAATGGTGTGCAGGAAGTCGCCCAGCAGGTCGGCCGAAACCTCCACGCCGCCATCGGCGTTATGGATATGCGTGTGGCATGCGCACCGCCCGCCACCATAGTAGAGGTTGTCAATTAGAAGTCGTTGCCCGCCCCGATGGGTGTCGGGGCTAGGCCGAAAAAACGGCGCAGGGCGTTCGTTGGGGCTTTGCGTTCGGGTTCTCGCGGTGGTTCGGGCTCTTGCGCCAGTCGCTCGCGCATGGCTGCACGTTCCTCCTCCTTCTTCGCTTTAAGCTCGTTGTAGTTCTCTGGTTTGGCTACACCGAAAGTCTCATACAAATAGTCGTCGTCGATAGGCAGCCCCATGTTAGACAGCTTCTGCACGATGTCAATCTGCTGCGCGGTATCCACCTTCTCCTTTTTGGCATATACGAACTCGCCTCCGTCTGTGTTGAATCCCAATTCTGCGAAGATGTCGCGCATTTGGTAATTGAGGATGTCGAGGATGAAATCTCGGTCATCGGCGTTCATCTCGTTCTCTTCCTCCTTATGTATCGTGCCCAGGGCCTGCGTGCCCGTTTCTTTTGCGTCGGTGGTGAGGGTGTTGCCAAGCACGCGGATGCTAATCTTGCTGTCCCAGTATTCGGCGAACGTGCGGTACAGTTCGCTGCTGCCCGTCTTATTGGCGGCCTCGAGCAAATTCAGTTCGCTGTCCTTGGGATGGATGTACACCGCGTTCGTGCCTTGCTGCCGCGCCTCGCGGATGAGCGTCTTGCGCGCCTCTTCGTCACCGGCGTCGTAGGTGTACTCGCGTATGGGCATGCCGAAGATGTTGCAGAAACGCGCCCAGTCGCCCATATTGCCCTTCTTATATAGTACTGCTGGCAGAATTTCGGCGAATATGCCCAGCCCGCGCTCCGTCCCAACGAAGAGTGTATTTTCAAAGTTCTCAATGGGCACTCCACCCATGTCGCCCTGATAGCGAAGCACACGACCGTGAACGGGATCGTAGTGCTTACGGTTTATCAAGTCGAAATGGATGTTTCCGTCATCCTCTTTTCGGATTTGCACCAGGGTAAAACCCCAGAACTCGGAGAGGATGAGTTCCTTGCGCAATTCCTTAAACCAAGGTGAGCGGAGTTGCCTGTTAATTTCCTCATCGGGTTTCCCCTCTCGTTGAAATTCGATGGGTATCTGCGTCACGCCGCGCAGCCGCTTCGCCATAACACCCGTGAGGTGCAGGTCGAAGTTCGCACTCTCGTACATGTCGTAGAGGCGCACGCGGTTGCTGTAATCGATGCCGCGCGCCGAGGTGACGGCGTTCATGTAGTGTTGCAAATTGAAGTGGAACAGCTCGGGCATCTGCAGCACCACGTCGGGCTGGCGTCCGCCCGGGCTGGCGAGCATGCCGCCCTGCGTTATTCGGCGGCCTTGCGCGCGCCTTTGTTTTAATGTCTTCATCTTGTAAAACTTTTGTTAGTCCGTTTATAAGAGCGTGAGGCGCACCTCATCCGCCTTTATCTGCCATCGGCTCTTGTCCTCAATCTCCTCTGCGGGCAACAGCGGCGCACCGTCAATTGTCACGTCTCCGCGCATCACGCCCTCGAGCCACTTCACGGCCCGGTCGTAGCGGTCCTGCCTTATCTTCGATATCTTATAAGGGTTGTGCTGGCAGAATATGTGGTAGATGGCGATGTCCAGGGCGAACATCAGCACCAGGGCGTGGCGGTCCGTGCCCTGCGCTAAGAATATCTTGTCGCAGTCGTACTTCTTATTCAAGTACGACCGCATCTCCATGACGGCGCGGTCTTCGCATATCTCCACAATCTGCGGGTCGTAGTCGGCTGTGCCTTGGCGCAACAGGCTGTCCAATATCTCGCGATGTATGCTCGCATCGTAGTCGGTTATGTCTAT